TCAGCCGAAGCCCAAAGGCACTTCGGTCAGGTCCACGATGAAGATCGTGGCGTTCTGCGGCCCCATCGTTACGCCGCCGACCGGAAAGGTGTTCGTGATGAGAATCTGCGAAAACGTCTCATGCTTTGACATGAAGATTCTGTTGTCGCTCGTCATGTGGAAAGCGTCAGCCGAGGCCGTGCACCGGTCTTGGGACACCGACGAGTAATAGAATCTTGGGGAGGGAATAGCGATACCAATCCTGGTCCCAGGGAAGAACTGGCCAACCTCAACGAATGGAGTGTTGACCGGCGGCGGCGGAAGCGGCACAACCTGCAGCACGCGCAACCCCTTCCGCCGCGAGTCATAGAACACCGATCCGTCCTCCCCCCACATGCGGAGCCCAACCGGCCCTGACGCGGCGCGCTCGGTAGCGTCGAACGTGTAAAACTCCAAGGTCTTGTTCGGAGCATTGCTGGCTGCAAACACGGAACAAGTCACACCAGACTGGACGATAGAGAACCCGGTGATGTACGCGACACTGTCATTGATGTAGCGGATAACATGCAGGTTCGTTGTTCCTGCAGTTGACGCCAGCAACCCACGCGGAGACCAGCTTGCGAATGGCGGTGAACCAGCTGTCGCGCCACCTGAGAAGCTCCCTGTGTCCAACGTCCCGGACTTGGCCAGCTGCAAGTTTCGATAGCCGAGGCCGATCTGGATCTGCCCGGTTCCCTGGTTCCGCACGCGCAGTCCGACGGCCATCAACTGTAGATCCCGTAGTGGAGGGTGATGCCGCCGACGGTGTCCGTCGTGGGCTTGCTCGGGAACATTTCCATCCTGACGTGGAAGTTCACCACGTCAGGGTCCCAGTTCCAGTTGATGCTGTTCCCCGAGATGGTCACCGATGGGACTAGCATCCCGTACACCGATCGTTGGCGCTCGCAGGTGAAGTAGTAGAAGGGCTCACCGCCGGAAAAGTCATTGACGATGAGCCCCCCGTTTGCCTCGGGCGGCGCGATCCACTTGTTGTTGGAGTTGACCGGGTTGTAGAGCGGGAACGTGTACGACCCGATCATCTTCGACAGCTTTGTGGTGACCGAGGTCTCCACGTACCCGCTCTCGCTCCGAACCCTCAGCCCAATGTCGACCATTACTGCAGCACTCCAAGTTCAATGGCGAGATTGCCGTTTGGATATCGGATATAGATGCCCTGGTTGGTGATGTTGAGGCGATACCCCCCTGCAACAGATCCATTGAACTCGAACCCACCGCCAGCGGCCTTGTTGATTCGCCAGCCTGTCTGACCTGGCACGTAGTCGTCGGACTGGATGGTGCCGCTGATCTTCGTGTTGGTGATTGCCGCGTCGGCGATGTTGGCAGTATTGATCCACGAGGTGCCGATCAACGCCTGGCTGATGAACGTCTGGCCGCCCTGGATCACGAAGGGCGCGGTGACGTTTCCGTTCACCACGTTGATCACACCGAACCGGTCAGCCTGCATCAGGATCTGGCTCTGATAGCTGCCATCTGGCTGCTGCTCTACACCCAATCCCATGCCGGCCATGTAGATATTGCCGTCGCTGGTGACCTGCGCACGCACAGTATAGGTAGCCGCAATCTTCCCATCCAAGTTCACCACCGACTGACTAACCTGCTGCACAGTTGCGTTGGTGTTGGCCAAGTTGGCATTGGTGGTGTCCACCCGCGCCCCCAGCGCCTGGTCACCGGTGCTGCGTGCAGTGGCCTCGCTCCGGACAGCCGCATTGGTCTGGCCCAGTTTCACCTCCACCTGGTCAGTACGCTTCGCCTGCACCAGGTCTTGACTGGCGATAACGCTCTGCAGGGTGATGGTGCCAGCGAATACTGTGGTGTCACCAGCGCCCCAGTCCGTGTCGCCGGCGGCCTGCACGTCCAGCTGTGCGGCAATGCCGCTGAGCTTCTGAGCCTGTGCAACCACCTTGCCGTCTACTTCGCTGATGTTCTGGGTGTTCTGCTCCACCTGGCTCACCAACGCACCGTAGCCCGCCATGCCTTCACCAACGTCCTGCCAGGACGCGCTTGGCGGCTGGCTGTTGCCAGGCTCGGTGGCGCGCCACACGTAGGTCCGCCCGCCATAAACAACGGTCTGTCCGACCTCATAGATCGCGTCGGCGTCGTACACGAGCGGCAACAGCGGCTCGAGGCTGTCGATGGCCTCGATCTTGGTCAGCAGCTCCTGCCCCAGGGCACTCTCGCTGATACGTCCTGAGAAATAGGCGTCGTATTCGGATTGGTTCGTGCTTGCCTCGCCCACGACGCCCGTGCCTGCTGGATACCATGGACCGATGTTGCCGCTGCGGTCAACAAGCCGCGCCCAGAAGTAGAACCTCGCGCCAGCGGCCAGCCCGTCAAGTTCAAGGCGGTTCTGTGGATAGGCATAATCACCGAGCTTAGTGGCCGTCTGACGGTCGGGACCTGTGCTGCGCCAGATCTCAGTGCGCTGCGTGTCCGTCGCCCCCGGCGGAAACTCCCAAGCCAGGCGGATGCCGAACACGATGGACGTTGTCGTCAGCGAGGTCACCGCCGGCGGCGGCTCGGTCTTGCCGGCAATCGTCGTGAGCGGGCTCATCGCCGGAAGCGAGACGGCATTGAGCGCGTTCACCGCCCTCACGCGCGCGAGGTACTGGCCGGCGTAGATACCGGGCACCTCGATGCTGCTGGTGGCCACGCGCCCAGCGCGTACCCAGTTCAGGTCGTCGCGGCGCCACTCCACGTCATACGCGATGGCCTTGTCGGCGGGGTCCCACTGGATGGTCAGCGTCGGGGTGGCGATGCCCTGCTCGATCACCACGTGCGAGGACAGGGCCACGTTGGTCGGCGGCGGCTGGACGCTGGGCGGGATGATGCTGATCGGCGGCAGTTCGAGGCGGGTGCCATCGTCGATCGCCGCATACTTGCCCGGGACGTGTTTCAGCGCGGTGATGTTGTAGGTCAGTTCCTCGCCTTCAGTGACGGCGATCACGCGGAACAGCTGCAGCACCAGGTCGCTGGATTCGGTGGCCCAGACAGACTGCGGCACCGGGACCGCCGACCACGGCGCCGAGACTGTGACCACTCCCGTGGCGGCATCGATCCCGTTGATAGTCCGGCCTTCCGTGCGCCCACTGGGCAGCGTGGCTCGCAAGGTGTCGCCCACCGCCATCGTCTCGGGCACCAGGTCCAGGGTGAGACTGCTGGCGCCTGCGGCACGGATGCGGCCGGCGTTGCGGCGCCCTGCCCGGTTCGGGTCAGCCACCTGGATGACGTCACCCGGCATGCAGTTGAGGGCATCCAAGCCAACCGCGAAGCTGACGGTCTCGGTCTCCAGGCTCTCCGTGTACAGGATGTGGTTGCCCACCCGCTGCGCCTGCGCACGCGAATGGCAGCCGATCGCCGTCACCTCGGTCTGGTTGACGCCGTAGCGCGCGATGGCGTCGAGGTGCTGAACTACCTCCACCTTCTGCCGGCCGAAGTCGTCCGGATCAGTCCACGACACCAGCGCAACGGTGTGGCGTGCCTTCCGGCCGCTACCTTCGTAATGGAAGCGGCCCTCGATCACGTTGGCCTGGCTGTATGTCGGGCCCGGGTCCTTGGGCATGTCGGCCGAGGCCATGACCTGGCCAGCTGCGTAGAAGCTGATGCCTCGGAACATGCCGGCCATGTCCTGCAGCACCTTATAGGCGTCTGCCCTGCTCTGCAGGTACAGGCTGCAGGTGAACCGCGGCTCCTGGCCGCCCATGCCGTCGCTAACCAGCTGATCGCAATACCGGGCGATCTGGTATAGCCGCCACTTGTCCACCCAGTCCAGCGGGATGCGGTTGCCGAGGCCGAACCGGTCATTGGTGACGATGTCAAAGAACACCCAGGCCGGGTTGTTCGTCCAAGCGGACTTAAAGGTGCCGTCCCACACACCGCTGTAGGTGCGGCCGATAGGATCGTAGTTGCTGGGGACGCGGATGATGCGTCCCCACACCCGATAGGACCGCGACGGGATGTTCTGGAACTGGCTTGCGTCGACCTGCACCGCACACAGCGCGCTGTTGGGATAGCGAAGCTTCACGTCGATGATCTCGGTCATCGAGAGCACGTTGACCACGTCCGAGATCAGCGAGTTGTTCTGGTTCGGGGTCAGCCTGCGAATGCGCACCTGCCACTGCGAGCCGGCCGGCAGGTCAATCCGACGGCTGCGCTCATATTGCGTGGTGGTCTTGCCCGTGATCGCATCGTTGAGCACGGTGGTGTAGGCGCCACCGTCGACCGACACATCCACTGCGTAGCTGATCGAGTAGCCGTTCCGGTCGCCGTTTTCCTCATCCACCTTCTGCAGGGCGGGGACGGCCAGCCGGATGCGCACGGCCGAGAGATCAGACCCGCTTACGGTGCGAACGACCGGCTGGTCGCTGCGCAGCTCCACGTTCACAGAGATCTCGTTTTCGACCGAGGGGAACCCGGGGATGTATTCCTGGTCCTGCGTACCTGATCGGGTGTCGACGGTAACACCAGCGAAGTTCAGCCCGCCGTCCGGGTTCTGGATGGGAACCTGGTTCAGGTAGATCGACTGATTGCCGGCCACCAAGCCCCGGATCTCGCCCTCGCTGACAAGGTCGATGATCCTGGCCACGGCCATCGAGTGCAGGCTGTCCGGGGTCTCCACCGGCGTGCGGCCGTTGCTGCCGCTTTTGCCGCCGGCGCCGGCCAGCTGCAGCCCGCGTGCGATTGGAGTTGCGACTGGCAGGTTCAAAGCTGGTCCTCCGCCATGATGCCGCCGCTAATCACTGCCGAGCCCACCAGCATGCCCTTCTGGTCGTGGCCGCCGTAGGCGACCGGCACAGGATTGCACTGCGCTTGGGTATTGACGGTGCCGTTCATGCTGTAGTTCGGTCGGTTCTCGGCACTGTCTTGGGAGCCAAGGCCTTTAGGCTGAGGCCCCAGCATCTGGGCAACGCCGCCAATGACCATGCCCACGCCGGCATTGATGAACGGCTGTCCCCAGCCACCAGCAATGTTCCCGTAGATGCCGACGACGATCAGGACAACCCCGAGGATGGTCTGCAGCACACCGCCTCGCTTGCTACCAAGCAGCACCGGCGCTATGCGGATGTCTTCATTTCCCGGTGGGTCCTGTAGCTGCTCCTTGGAGAGGTTCTGCTTGCCGATGAAGACAGCAAAGGCCGTGCCATTCCGCTGGGCGCCATGGAGATAGCGCTCGAAGCCCGGCAGGACCGCACACAGCGCGCGCACGGCCTCGGCGGGGCTGTTCACGGCCAGCCGGAAGGAACGGCCGAAGCGGCTGCCCAACTGACCGTACAGGCGGATGGTGCGCAGGCGCTCAGACATGGGCTGCCTCCTTGTGGCGGACGATGTAGCGGGTACGCTCGGCCCACATGCCGCCATAGGTGATGACTTCGGACAGACGGCCGTGCATGTGATGGAGCAGCCGGCCGTCGCCGAGGTAGACTCCGGCGTGGTTCGGGACGGGCGAACGGATCTGCATCAGCACCATGTCACCGCGCTGCGGCTCACCCTCGATCAGGTCAAAGCCCTCGGCGCGTAGCCGATCCAGACTGTAGAGGTCCTGTCCCTTGTCCCACCAGTCGTCGTCCCGCTCGTACTGGCTGAGCTGGATGCCAAGCTCGCGCTCGTAGAAGTCGCGCACCAGGGTGTAGCAGTCCAGGGTGCCGTGGGCGAACTGCCGGCCCACCAGCGGCGCCTCGTAGCCGCAAGGCTCGATCGTCTGCAGGTCACCGCACTCGGGATCGGCACCGGTGACCTGGCCAACGCTGACGATGTGCCACGGAAGGCCGCTGGCCTCGCACATGACGCGGTCCGCGTCCGAAGCTGTGGCGGGGGCGTTCGGGTGACTGTGCACGACGGCCAGCACCTCGCCCATGTCCTCGGCGTCGGCGAAGTCCTCTGCGGGCAGCCGAAAGTGCTCGCTGGGTGTGGTGGCCACGTTCCGGCAGGGGATGTAGGTCTCGCCATCGTGGCCGGCCACGATCAGGCCGCAGCACTCGCGCGGGTACTCGGCCACGGCGTGCGCCTGGATGGCCTGAAGGGTGCTCAATTCCATGGTTCGCTCATAGAAAAGCCCGCGTCTGGCGGGCTATGGGACACGGCCATTGCCGAGAGGTCAGGTACGCAGGAGGCCGGCAGCGGGGAATCCGCCGTAGGGCAGCGGCTTGTCGGCACCGAAGCGCAGCTTGCAGCTGTTTACCCTGCCGCCGCACTGGTCACGCGCGGGGTCGGTGGTGGGCACGTCGTTGGCGTCGGCCACGGCCGGCCCGTTGTAGCCGCAGTAGGGGCCGCGGTAGCCGCCCCGGATCAGCCAGCCGCAGACGCCGGCGATGACCTGACGGCCGGGAAGCTGCTCGCCGTTGAGGTCGATCGCCGTGGTCAGCTCGAACTCGACCGTTTCCTTCGTCTCGGACACCTTGCGCTCAATGAACCAGATCTCGTCTTGGAAGTGCTCACTCGGGTCGGCAGTAGGGTTCCCATCGGGGAAGTTCGCTGCGTCGAGGTACTTGGCCAGCGTCTGCCGGCGGATTACGCGCGCGCCGACCAGGTCGTCGAACAGCAGGCACAAGGCCGTAATCCGACCGTCGATGTTGCTGACCTTCAGTCGGGGGTTCGGTGGCTGATCACTGGTCCGGGAAAAGCCAGTCGCCTCGATTGGCCAGGGTCCGTACTCCTGGCCCTGCCACCAGATCACGCCCGATTGTAAGTGTGCGTGGAAGAACAGCTGATCAGCGCCGAAGCTGCTTGCGTCCAGCTCGTACAGCGTGATCCGGCCGCCAGGTTCAAGCTGTTGCGCGTCTGCAGTGATGGTCATACCGGATACCCAAGGAAGCGACGAATTTCGGCTGGGTCGATCTGCGTTTGGATCTCTTCGGTATGTCCGCCGTCGAGCGGCCGCATCTCCGCCAGCGGGCAGAAGGATGCGAACTGCACCGCGAACTCAGGCTTGCAAAGAGTGTCCGAAGTGCCGTACCAGATCTGCATTGGAATACTGGCGAAGGCACCTGTTGCCGCAATCGTCAACGGGTTGTGCGCGGCGCCGTTCGCCGCCTCGCTATATGTACCGCCATACGCGCTGTCGATTTGACCCTGATATCCGCTGTTGTTGCGCACGTCAGTCAGGTTGATCACTGGGATGATCAGAACGACTTTCGCTACCAATCCCATGTTCTGAGCCGCCCAAGCGAGGGCACCGAGCGCTCCCATACTCTGAGCCATGAGATTCACCTTGCCATCAGTCGTGTCCGGCAATCCCATGATGAAACCAGCAGCCGCATGCACCCGCAGAATCACCGCATCATTGCCCCACGTGGCGTTGCCTGCCATGTCGCCGCTGATCATTGGGGCGCCGTAGCTCGCCGCCGCCATGGCCGGCCATCGCGTTTTTATGCTCATCCAAGCCGTTGCGCCGCCTGTTCCGGCCTCCGCTCCGTGGCAATAAACGGTGCCATAGCGGTTCGGTTGGTGTTGATTCGGCCTGAGCAAGATATCGTTTTCGCCAGTGGCGACTCGGTTCTTTGAGTAGTCGGTGCACGTCATCAGCGATTCACCACGGTGAGTGCGACAGGATCAACGTCAGCACCGAATATGTCGAACGTCTGCCCCGGGTCGGAGTGCATCGCCCGGAGCTTTACGTTGACAGATGTGCCGGGCTCCCTCGGCGGCAGTCGATGGGAGCTGTAGATAGTCTGATAACCAGTGTTGGAAACCAGAATCTGCTGGTAAATCACATCATCCAAGTAGAGCGCCACTACCGCAGTGCCGGAACTCACTTTGCCGGTGAACCGAACCTTTGCCTCTCCGGACCGCTCCCCGGCGACGTAGGTGAACGACACGCCAGTTATATCCGCATACACGTTTGTCGTGTACTGGGAAGGAGTTGTCCGTTGTGCATAGCCCAACTCTACCCCGCCGCAAGGCAAAAGCAGCCACACATCGCCTACGGGAGTGAAGAGCTCCTGCGTGTCCAACGAAAAATACAGACGGCCGTGAGAGTCGCCGGCAGCCGGCCTTTGGCTGTAGTTTCCAACCACCGCTCCGCCCATGAGTGTATACAGCTCGTTGAAGTTGTCGTTCGCCTTATTGAACGCCGTTACCGCAGGGTCGCCCTTGTATGTCCCGTGATCCGTTGTGGTGTCGATAATCTGCTTTGCCATGAGCACTCCTTACGGCTGGAACGTCTGTTCGAACGTGGCATTCAGCGTGTACACGCCGTTGCCATGGGGAATGAGGCTGTACGTCTTGCACAGGTACAGTCCCTGCACCCCGAGCGGTGGTGTCCACAGGAAGGACACAGCACCCTTGCGGGCGCGCAGGAATGCCAGCGCCGGCCCGACCTTCGATTCCTTACCTACGATGGAAATCGGCCACTGCTGGGTCTCGTTGTTCAGGCCATCGGCAGCGGTCTGGCGGTAGCCGTCGCCGAACCTCGCCTCACGGGTCAGGAAATCGCCGGTGCCGGTGATCTCGGTGCGCACGCACCAGGTGAAGACCTCAGCCATTGCTCACCCTCATCTGATGGAAGAGGCCGCCTGGCCGCGACTGTTGGGTGGCCCACTCGTTCATCTTGGAAGCGAAGAACTGATTGAGCCGGCGAGCGTCCTCGCTGCCATCGCCCTGTTGGGTGGTGCTGGTGCCATCGGACGAGATGTTCATCGTGGTGTTGAAGTTGTTGGTGATCCCGCCACCGCCTCCAATGGCGGATGCGGGCATGCCTGCGGTAATCGGACGAACCGAACCGGCGTCACCGGGGATCAGGTAGGTCTTCCCGCCCTGATCGAACAGTTCAGGCCGGCCGCCCTCGCCCACGCGGTACATGCTGCCGGCGGCAACAGGCCCTCCGCCGGCACGGCCGCCGGCCATCCCACCGATCGCGCTACCGACCGCGTTGATCCAGCTCGACCCCGTCCCGCTGTAGCTGCTGGCCCAGCTGCCGATCATCTGGAAGATCTGCGAAGCTGCCGCCTGGGCAGCCATCTTCTGCAGCGTCTTGGCGAAGCTTTGAACCATCCCGCCCAAGCCTTCGGAGAACGGGTCGAACAGGAAGTCCGCGAAGGCATCCTGCATATTCCGCGCGGCCTGGTCGGCGTAGGTGCTCCACTGCCCGAAGGTCTGCTCCACCGACGAGCTGGTGTCGTCGTCGATACCGAACATTCCGTCGAAGGCGTCGGCGAACTTCTGGGCGCTCTCGCCCATGATCGATTCGGCCTCGTCGATGTTGCCGAGCATGTCCAGCAGCGAGGCACTGGAACGGAGTGCAGACTGCGCTGCCGCGTCGATACCCTTCAGGCCGCCGGACTGGATCTCGTAGTTGACCCGGCTCAGCTCCGAGCTGTCGCCGAACAGGGCGATCTGCCGCTCCAACTGTTCGTTGGTGGACCGATAGGAGTCCTGCAGCTTCTTGGCCTGCTTGTCCTGCTGCGTCGCAGCCGCCGACTTCTTCTTCTCACCCTCCGCCCAAGTGGCCTGGAGCTTTGCTTCCCACTCTGCTGCCCGGCGCAGTTGCTCGGTCTGGTCCTTGGTGGCCTGGATCTCTTCCGCCGTGGCTTGGGTGCGTCGCCCCCGGGGGCCGCTCCTTGCCCCCTCGGGGATGCCGGCTCCGCCACCCTGCATGGCAGCCCACCCCTTGTCGGCATAGGCGGTGCCGGCCATGTAGTCCTTGGCGAAGGCGTCCCATCCGCCTCCCTGCGATCCGAACAGGCCGCTGTACTGGCCGGTGGCCAGCTTGATGACCGCGTTGCCCTGCTTCTCCACCGCCACCAGACCGCCCCGCAGGCGATCCAGCCAGTCCTCGACCACCCCGAAGATCTCAGCCGCCTTGCCGATCTCGCGGAACGCCGAGGCGATCCCGTGAGCGACATCCCGGACACCGCCGCCCTCCTTGGCAACGTCCACCAGCTGCGTGGTCAAGTCAGTCAGCGTGGGCAACAGCTCGCTGGCCAGCTGGGTGAACCAACCCTGCGTTGCGGCGCGCAGGTCGTCCAGGCGATCGTTGAACTCGGCCGCAGCCCCCGCAGTGTCCGAGTCGATGACGATGCCGAGCGAACGCGCACGTTCCTCCATGGTCCGCATGCCGTCGGCACCGAGACTGAGGAACTCCAGGAATTCCGCGCCCGACTTGCCGAAAAGCTGCATCGCCAGCGCGGTCTTCGTGGTTTCGTTGCTGATGCCAGCGAACCGATTCTGCACCTCGGGCAGAAGGTCCTCGAAGCTCCGAAGGTTACCGGCCTGGTCCTTGACCGAGATCCCAAGCGCCTTGAACGTCTTGTCCGCGTCGCTGCCAGCCTTCGAGGCATCCGCGATGTTCTTGCTGAACTTAGGAATGATGCCGACCAGACCTTCCAGGTCCGATCCAGTCATCTTGGCGGCGTAGCCCCACCCCGACAGCGTCTCCGTCGAGATGCTGAACCTGGCCGACAGTTCGTCGATGCGATCGGCAGCATTGATCGCATTGCTCAGGCCGGTGATCGCTGCGTCCACGCTCGCGAATGCAGCGATGGCTCCACCGATCACGCTGCCGATGGCAGTGAATCCGGCCACGATTCCCTTGCTTACACCGGCCGCGGTCCGCTCCATCGACTTCATGGACTTCTCGGCCCGCTGGGTGTCCGTCACGAACGACCCGGTTTTCATCAACAAGTCGATGACGATGGAGCCGGCAGTTGCCATGCGATCAGCCTCTCGGGGGTTTCAGGCCGAACGCCGCGAGGGTTCGCAGGTCGGCATCGGGGAACTCATGGGCAACCGGAGTCGGCTGCAGGAAGTCGAGGTTCTTCTGGATCGACCCGCCGAAACTGGCGCCGATAAGCGCTGCTGGGCGGTGGTAGCGATGCAGATCGTCGAAGGGATACAGCTGGTAGAACGCCAGCCATAGTTGAAACTCCCACTCAGGAAGATCATCGATCTCCCTGAGTGTTTTGCCGAGCGCGAGGCCTAGGATGCAGCTGAAGTACTCGCGTCCACGCTCGGCGATGACTTTTTTGCGTCTTCACCGATCCCGGCCACAGCCATGACGTGCGGGAACAGGTCGGTGAGGCCGTTTGCGGTCAGGTTCTGCGACTCGGCCTCGCTCAGCACCAGCTTCCCATCGGCGTCGCACAGGCTGGCCGCCACCAGGCGCTGCATTGCAAAGCAGGTTTCGTCTTCGTTGCCGGAGGCTTCCGCCGCGCGCCAACGGCGCATCTGGCCGGCGCTGACCTGGCGGAAGTGCACGGTTTCGGTCGTGCCGTCGCTGAACTTCACCTCGCGCGCGACGGGGGCATTGCTCGTCAGGATCTTGCTCTTGTCCATCAGCCGTTCTCAGTAGGTGGGGGCCGGGTACGCGACGGCTGGGCGCGCAGAGCCGGACACCCCGAAGGTCTATGCGTGAGCCGTCAGGCCGAGTACGGCCCGTTCCAGTGGGGGACGACGCTGCCGCTGCGCTGGATCGTCAGCGTGCCGCGCACGATCTCGTTGGTGGCGATGTCGATGTTCAGATCAGCGACGTAGCCGCGGAAGCCGATCGAGGTCCGGAGGGGCGACGCCGGCGCGACCAGGTCGTCGTTGGAGTCGAGCGAAGGAACCGCCACGCCGTCGCTCAGGCCGATCAACCAATCCACGACCTCCCGCGACTCCTTCAGTTCGAACAGGATCTGGTGCGACTGGCTGCGGGGGATGAAGTTGAACGGGATGCTGACCTGCCCCGGATTGCCCAGGCCGCCCTCGAACTCCTTGTCACCGACAGTGCTCAGGCAGGTGGATTCGATCTGGTCGGCAGCGCCGCCCAGGCCGGTGATGCCAGTCGGGCACTCGAACTTCAGGACCGAGGCGACGCTGGAACTCAGCTTGTCCACGGTGAAGAGCTCGGACCCCTGGGTTTTGATGACGCCCTCGGTCATTGCAAAGTCCTCTGGTCAAAGAAAAACCGCCTCGCGGCGGTCGTTGGGGTGATGCCAGCGGCTCAGCGCTGGTCGATGAAGTCGGCCTCCATGCCGACCCGGAAAAGCCCGGTTTCAGGGTCGCGGTTGTTGACCACCAGTCGATTGCAGATCAGGACCGCGTCCAGTGCAGCCCTCACGGCGGTTGCCAACGCCTCCACTTGACCGTCGGCGTTATCGCCACCGCAGTAGCAGTCGATCTGCACCGTTGTGAAATCACCGGTTGGCGCGCTGCTGAGATTGTCGAAGGGCTGACCAGAAATGATCTGCCAAGTGATGTAGGGCCTCTTCTCCGTCTGTTTGACGAACCCGTGCCGGCCGATTCGGTCACCGACGATCGCCTCGACAGCCGGCGTGTGTATGGTCCGGAACACCTTCGGGAACATCAGCGGCCTCCCCGGTTCTGCTGGGCCAGCTTGGTCACCAGGCGATCAATCCGCACGGTCAGGTCTCCGACCACAAGGTTGATCGTTTCCTCGCCACGCTCGTTCACCGTTCGACGGATGAAAGAGCGAGCGGGCTGGTGCACAGACCCGTACTCCTTCAGCTGCGCCGACTTCAGGGTGCTGACCTGCTCCCCCTTGCGGCCCGGGTACATCCTGCGCTTGATCCGGACCAGGTAGCGCTCGCCGCTGCCGTCGCTGGGCGCCTTTCCGCGCGTCGCGATGATGTTCTGCGCCAACAGGCCGGTGGACTCATCGCCCGGTTCGAGCACCGCCTGCAGGTTCTGGCGCTCCTTGTCGCGCAGGAAGCGCGCCCCCTTGGCCAGCGCCAGCTTCACCGGCCCACCCTTCTTGCTCACGACCTCGGCCGGTAGGCTGCTCAGCGTCCGGATGATCCCGGGTATTCCGGTGATGTTGAACTCGACCTTCATGTCGACTACTGCCCGTCGTTGACGCCGGCCGAAACCGGGATCGTGATGTACTCCAGCCCAGACGTCTTGTCAGGCAGCAGACCTGCAACGTTGAAGATCTCGCCGCGGTGTATCAGGCGCATCGACGGCAGCAGTCCATCGCGGTGGCGCATGGTGATGCGTGCGGTGACCGCCGATTGGGTCTGCCCGGATTGGATGAACTCGCGGGCCGAGAGCGGCTCAACCGAAGCCCATACCGTGGCCACGTCTACCCACGTCGTGGTCTGCACGCCGTCCTCGTCCTTGGTCGTCACCTGCCGCTGGATCAGCACGCGGTGGCGGAGCTTACCTGCCGGCAGGCTCATGTCAGACCCCGAGGCCGATTCGATAAGGCCATAGCAGGCTATGGGCGCCCATCGGGACTTGGACCGTCGCGCCGTCGCTGCCCTGCACGTCCTCACGCGTGCGGTACAGGTGCCCCAACATCAGGAGGATTGCCGCCCTGATTGAGTCGTTGGCCAGCATAGGATCGACGCCCGCCGTACCATCCAGGACTGCGGCGGCCATGGATTCAGTGTCTTTGAACACACGGCGATTGAGAAACTGCTGAGCAGCCCCTTCTGACGCGGTCCCGTAAAGCTCCAACAGCGCGTCATCGTCCGTATCGACACGGCAATGTGCTCGGGCCTGTTCCAGGGTGATCAGCTCCATGGTCAGGCCCTGGCCTTGCCTTGCCGTGCCTTCTTGCCAGCTGGCTGTTCGCTCACGGCGTCGGCGGCCTCCGCAGCGGCTTCAGTGACAGTTGTTTCTTCCGTCACCGGCTCCGGCAGCTCTGCCGGGGGCTGTTCGCTCACGGCGTCGGCGGCTCCGGTGTCGATGAAGTACTGCCCGCGGCTGCTGTCCATTCGAACGGTGGTGCCGGCGCGCGGATCCGGCTCTTTGAACTTGATCAGCATGATCCTCTCCGAACCCGGCCTGCACTGTGGCAGGCCGGGATAGCCTGGAACGGTGGATTAGGCGACGTTGCCCAGGTCGCCGTAGATGAAGGCCTGCGGCCGGTAGACCGCCAGCGCCAGGCGCTCTTCGGCCAGGATGGTCACCAGGTTCTTGACGAAGTCGTCTTCGTTCTCGGTGGCCACCTCGACACGTGCCTGCCAGCGATCGAACAGCTGCGCCCCCAGCTTGAATGCGCCAGTGAGGAACTTGTCCTCGGCGATCGCCTGGGTTGCAACGACCGGCAGGTTCCACAGCGTGGCGCCGATGACACCCTGCGGATTGCCGATGATGTAGCGGCCCGTGGTGTCCTTCAGGAGCTCGACACGTGCCCAGTCGATCGGGTTGAGCACGATGCCGCTGGCCGGGAACTCAGCCAGCTGCGCCTGCAGCATGGCCAGGCGGATCTTGTCGATTACCGTGGCATCGGCCGGCTCGAACGGTGCAGCGTAAGCCGTCGCCTGCGGGATGATGCCCAGCAGGTTCTGGCCGGTGCCGTCACCATTGAGAAGCTGCTGCTCTTCCTTGAACGCCAGACCGTAGCGCAGGCGGCCATCGATGTAGCTGGCGAGCTGCGAGGCATCGCTGAGGATCTGGCGCGATGCCTTCATGTAGTGCGCGACCACCTTGGCAGTGGTGCTCACCAGGTCGAACTTCAGGCTGGACTCGGGCTTCTTCGCACCCTCGGCCACCGGTGCGGCATTGTTGGTGAAGCCAGTTTCCTTCACGTACTCCAGCGTGTTGCCGTCCATTCGGCCCGGCGTGATCAGGTCGCGGACAGTCAGGCGGCGGTCCGGCGGCGCGATGACACCCGGCAGACGGGTGGGGGTGACCAGGTCGCCGGCCGCGCCGTCGGTGTCGGTCGTGACCGAGGTGATCGCAGCACTGAACGTCATGTCGACGCGACCACGCGGGGTGGTCTTGCTGGCAAATGCCTGGAACTCGTCGCTGTTGACGAATTGCTGGCCGAACGACTGGTGCTGCACGTCGCCGCCCGCGCCGTTGGCCTCGATCTTGGCCAGCCGCTGCTCGGCAGCCTGGAGGTTGGCCTGCAGCTCGCCCTGCTTCATGAGGGCTTCATCGACTTTTGCCCGGGTTTCAGCAGACAGCTCAGTGTTCTTTGCGGCCACCTCGGCGTAGGACTTCAGCTGGTCGCCTACGGTCTTCAGGTCGGCACTGACCTGCTTGTACTGCTTCTCGACGTCCTCGCCCACGTCGCCGAACTGGGCATGGCGGCGGAACTGGGGGGTGTCGCTGGGCTTGATCAACATCGCCGCCAGGGCGACTACGCCTGCACTGCCGAGCAGGCTCATGGCAAGGACGGACGGGCCGACCTTTGCGAATGCGCCAACCGCCAGGGGAATCGCCGCTGCGATAGCGAGGACGACCAGGTAGAACGTCGCGGAGAGTTTCATGGACTTCATGTGCAAAGCTCCTATTGCGGGAGATTGAAAGAAAGACGCGGCAGCGGATCTGCCTGCACCCGGATGGCCTTTCGGCCGCTATCGGTGGGATCGCCCTCACCGCTGCCAGTGGGATCGCCCCGACTGGACTTGATTTCGCTGATCAAGCGCATCGCTTCTGACTTCGGCATGCCTGTAGCACGCAAGCCGGCCTCCACGCGGCGCACCGCTGAGGCGTTCTCCTTGCTTGCGCCCTTCTCCACCTGATCGGAGGCCAGTAGCTCATCTGCAAAGCCGTCCTCAACTGCGGAGGCACCGCCGATCCAAGTCTCGGCATCCATCAGCTTTGACATGGCCTTCTGCTCGGCACCGGTGCGCGCGGCGTAGATGCTGGCCATCGCGTCGTCGAATGGCTTGAGCGTCGCAGCAACGTCGGCCAGGTCGTGGCGATTTCCCACGGCAACGACCCAAGCGTTGTGGATCATCAAGAATCCGGCGCGCGCGATCTGGACCGTGTCACCGGCCATGGCGATGACGGACGCAGCCGATGCAGCCAAGCCCAACACCTTCACAGTGACCTCGCCGTCGTGCTCGCGCAGCAGGTTGTAGATGGCCAGGCCCTCGAACATGTCGCCGCCGGGGCTGTTGATGTTGACCGTGACCGGTCCTTTCCCCATCCCACGCAGGGATGCCGCGATGCGCTTGGCGGTCACGCCTTCGCCCGTCCAGTAGTCGTAGCCGATCACGTCATAGATGCTGATGGACCGCTCCGCATCGGTGTCGGAAGCCGCCCTGACGCCAGCCTCCCAGCGGTCAAGGGCGCGCGGCTGGATCTGGCTGCTGACAGCGGCGCAGGGGCGTCCCTCCGGTACACCCGGCAGCGTCTTGATCGTCATGTGGTCAGTCCTTCTTGTCTTCGGAGAAGCCCAGGAACGCGCGGATAGCGGCCCGGGCCTGGTCAGCATCTGAACCAGCGCCGATGGAATCCAGCGTGGTCATCGCGGTTTGCACGGTGAGCACGGCGGCATTACCGCCCATCGGCTCCCTGTCTTCCAACTCGCGCACTTCATCACGGGTCAGAATGCCCTTGTCCACCATCACCCCGTAGAACGCAGCGCGTCCGGCGCTGTCCGCGCGCAGAAGGCCTTCCACGGTGAACTTAGGGTAGTAGCGCAGGCGCTCGCCCGGCGTCAGCAGGTCCTTGCTGATGGCCTGCTCTATGCGCCGCAGCCACGGCCCCAGCGTGAAGGTCAGGAAGCCGATCATCTGCTGCTCGATACCGGTTCCCCAGCTCGTCGACTTCTCCGTATGGCCAACCATCCACGGCGGCACGCGGAACCAGCGGCAGATCGACTCCACGGAGAACGCCCGCGACTCCAACAGCTGCGCGTCGGATGGCTTGATGCCCAGCGTACCGGCCTCCGTTCCACCTTCGAGCAGCGGGGTTTCACCGCGCTCAATGGAACCCATCAGGTTCTTCTTGAACTCCGTCCGCTGCTCAGGCTTCAGGAACGCCTGGACCTTGTAGTAGATCGTCTGGAGCAGCCCGTTTCGGAATGTGCGAGCCGCTGCTCGGTCTGCAGCGATGGCGTTGCCGAACACCTTGGCACCGTAGGCGATCACGGACACGCCGTTCTCGCCATCCAGCGTGAACCCGGGAATGCGCCAGATCCTCGCCGGCGCGATGATCCTGGGAGCACCATTGGCGCGCAGGTAGCGATACACCTTGTTGCCGTTCAGGTCACGATTGATGGTGAGCCTGGCCGGATCAAGGAACTGCAGGCCGATCAGGCGTTCGCCGGCATAGAGCTTCTCAGCGAAGGCGTTGCCACGAAGCAGCATCGCGACAACCATGGCCTCCCAGAACACCGCCGCAGTCGAGTCGATGTTCGGCTGGTCGTGGACAACGAAATGCAGCGGGTGCTGGCTCGCGACGCGCTTTCCGGTCTTCGTCCTCTCATACATCGACAGGGGCAATGTGGCGATCGTCTCAGAGATCAAGCGGACACACGCCCAGGCTGCGTCGACTTGGAGAACCGCCTTTGCTGTGACGGCTACGCCGGCCTCATTAGCCATCTCGCGGTCGATATAGAGTTCTGCGTCGCGGGTCGTGAACGAACGAACCCACCCATCAACCGCTGCTCGGACCCGTCCCAGAAACCCGGTCTGATGCTTCATCTTCATGCGGATCCCGCCAAAATTGGGTTGCTCAACCAGTCGTCCATCCCGCCTGTCACCTCGCTCGTGAGAGATACGCCTATGGCCATCAGCAGCGCGGTGATGTCGTCGATCTTGTCGGCGGACCGGCGCTTGTCCGGCGCCATGTTCAAGTTCACGTCTTTGCGAGCGACCAGGTTGGCCGCGCACCAGGCCAGAACAGGGTCGCCGTCGTGCACAAGCCGCTTGCCGATGTAGGCGCGCTCCAGCTCGACCATCGCAGGGTGGTAGGACTTCGTGCCTTGGATGAACTCCACCAGCGGAACCTCTGACGCCACGAGCCGGCTGACCATCTCGGTCGCGTTCCAGCGGTCGAAGGCCAGGGACTGCAGGTTGAATCGCGCGTGGACATCCAGAATGGCCTGCTCAATCACCGCGTAGTCGGTGACCTCGCCCTCGGTTTGCTCCAGCAAGCCGGCTGCCACCCAACCTGCATACGGAACCGTGCCGCGCTCTGTGCGCTGTGCCACTGCGAACTCGGGCACCCAGCGGCGGCCCCAGGTGATGATCTTGTCGTCTAGGCGCCAGACCAGCCGCAGCGATGCAAGGTCTCGCGTACTGGCCAGGTCAAGGCCACCCCAGCATGGGACGTCCCTCAGCGCCTCCAGATCGACTACGCCATGGCAGGCATTCCACTTTGGCAGCAGGATGAAGCCGTTTGCCGCTGCAGCAGGCCGGTTCAGCCGCTTGATCTGGAATTCAGCGAGCTTCGAAGGCATCGCCCTCGCCTCGATCGATTCCTTCCTGATTGCCGCCAGCAGGTGGGGATTTACGTCCATCAACGGGTTGGCCTTGTGCCAAGCCTTCTCGTCGAAATCCCCGTCGTCCTTGTCCACTGCGAAGAAGATCGCCAAGAAGTGGTCGGCGGCGTCGCCGAACACCCCTTCCAGCAGCTGCGTGGCGAACTGCCGAATTTCCGACCAAGGGCCGGGGTTCGCGTACCCCTCTGTGGTCGTGAACAACCACAGAGGATTCCGGCGCGCACCGGCCGCCGACTGCAACACGTTCAGCAGATCGGGGGTCTTGTGCGCATGGATCTCGTCGAGACCGACGTGGGATGGGTTCAGACCGTCCTGCGTCGATGCCTTCGCGTTGATCGGCTTGAACGTCGCGCCGGTCTCGACCCGGCTGATCGCATTGGCCCAGCACTCCAGCCCGTAGGCCTCCCGAAGATCGGCTTTCTTCTCGGCCATCCGCTTGGCCACGTTGAAGATGATGCGCGCCTGGCTGCCAGTGGTAGCCGCGGAAATGACCTGCGCACCCTCTTCCTCTTCACAGCATTCGCAGTACAGCAAGATCGCGGCCGACAGCGTCGACTTCGCGTTCTTGCGCGCGACCGCGAACAGTGCGGACGTGAAGCGACGGGTTCCATCGGGCTTGCGGAACCCGAACAGCTGAACCACGAACCAGACGTGCGACGGGTGAAGCCGGATCTCCGGCGTCTCCCACTTGCCTTCTACGTGCGGGAGCAGTTCGATCCAGCTGCAGGCGTGATTGGCGTGATCGCGCGAGAAGGAGAACGGCGCTCCCTTCTTCTTTGCGCGCTTCAGATCGTCCAGGAACCGTTTTGCCGCCAGCTTGATCAGCCGGCCGAACCTGCCTCCCCTATCTGCCGCAGCCGCCTTCGCATACCCGATCGCGACATCGACGTAGTCATTTTCCAGCGGCGCGGGGCTTTCCGAGCGCGGCGAACGCGTTGCTCGGCTTTTCCGTGTCGCCATTCGGTTTCACCTTTCCCTGCGCCACTGGCGTCAGGCCGAAGTCGTTCATCAGTCCACGCAACTGGGCAACCATCGATGCAACCGGCGCCTCGCCTGCGGCGTATAGCTGGACGGTCTTTCCATGAAGAGCGCAGAGCTGGCCGAGCGCCGACAGGCCGGCCTCGGTCAGGAGCTTGTTTGCGTGGAGGATTGGGGCTAACCGCTCCCATTCCTTACGTGCGTGTGCGTTGGGCATCCAGTCCGGTGCGGGTGGCACATCGGACACCAGGGGTAGCTCGGCTGCGACAGCCGCTTCTCGGTCAGGCCGGTCAGTGCCGGCCACCACCTTCAGCGCTGTCGGCTTGCGGGGGCGGGGCATAGACGGGCCTCAAAAACTGAATTTTCTGAATTGACGGTGCAAAAAAACGACTGAGCGGCCGGTGTCCGAGGGGAACGCTTCGAACTTTTTCCCCTCCCCCCGTGGCATGTGATGCAAATCGATCGCATTCATCGTTTCGAGAGGTACGGATGAGAACGATTCGCGCCTCGCGCTGCCTCTGCCTTGGTCTTCGCGCCGTGGCACTCGCAGCAGATCGCCTGCAGGTTGTCCAGGGCATCCGTGCCGCCTTCCGCCTGCGGCACAACGTGGTCAACCTCTTCTGCCTGGCGGATGCGACCAGCAGCGCGGCATGGCTGGCAGAGGTACAGGTCACGAGCCATCACCGCATCGCGCTTGCGGCGCCAGGGTCGGCCGCCTCGCCCTTTGCCGTAGTTCTCAGGGGCCGACTGAGCAACGTGCACGGGCGCAAGCTGAGGCATCGGCCGATGGCGATTCGGGAACCCTGGCATCAGCCGAGACTCTGCGACTGGTCGCGCTCGCCGGGCACCGCCTCACCGTCCAGGCTGCGGGCTGGCTCCTCCTGCCCTTCCTCTCCCTCAGCTGCCAGTGCCGCCAAGAGGGCGTCGACCTTCTCTTCGAGCCGGGCGGTGGCCTGGCGCTGCTCTTCCTGCTGCAGTTCTATCCGACGCAGCCGGTCGTGCAGGCTCATCGCATCACCTCGGCACGGTCTGCTGCAATGACGGCTTGGCAGGCGCGGACGTGGTCGTCTGCGTCGCGTCCGATTTGAACAAGAGCGCCCGCGACCTCTGTTCGTAGTTGGGCTGCCTGGTCACGTTCGACGGCGCCGGCGACGGCTTGGGACAGGCGAGCGGTGTTGCAGGTGGCGAGGTCGTCGCGCAGCTGGAGGCTGCCATCGCGCAGACCAGCAGCAACAGCAGCAGGGACGGCCGTGGCCGCGGTGCGGTCTTCTTCATGCTTGGCTCCGATGGTGGCCAGCGCCTCGGCCTGGCTGTGATCTACGGCACGGGTCTGGGTGATCTGCTCGACCTGCGCGGCGCTGGCGCTGGCAAGCTGCCGGGCGTCCACGGTCTCGGCCCGTTCACCGCGCCAGGCCCAGCCTGCACCGAACATGCCAGCAGACCAGGCGACGAACACCGAAAGGTAGATGGCGATCCGGTTCATTTCAGGCTCCCGGCCCCTTGCGGGTCATGCCGAAGAAGTAGCCGATGACCATGCCGGTCGCGTTGTTCAAGCCGCCGATCAGCATGCCGAACGAGTCCTTGTTCTCCGGCGGAATGGCCACTGCGATCAGGGCGGCCATGGCCATCCCAAGCAGGAACAGCACCAGCACGGCGATGCCGACGCGAGCGGCGCCGATGTTGCGGGTCGCGAAGGTCATGCGGCACCTGCCAGTGAATGAATTTCCTCCAGCGCCCAGTGGTAGAGCTGCTGGTCGATGATGGTCACGCGCGTGAGGCGCTTTCCTCGCACTTCCTTGATGGCCACCTGGGTGGACTGCTGAACAGCCAGCAGCACGAATGCGATGCGCTGCTTGGTCGGATCAGGCTCCTGCAACACCGCAAGCGCGTCGCTGACCATCTCACGAATGGCCAGCAGCAGCTCGGCTGTGGGGCTCTTGGCCTTCTGACTCTCCAACACCACCAGCACGCCCTGCAGCTGACTTACCGGCGATAGCCGGGCGCCCTTCTTCTTCGGCGTCATGCGGACAGTGCCTTCAGCGCGCGGGCGTAGCGCGCCCTTCGGTCAGCAGCGCCGGTCTGCCCACCGTTGACTCGCTCGGTGATCTCATCGAAACGGCTGGCATCCGCCAGCTTGTTCAGGGATCGGGCATCCCAGAATGCTCCGGCGGCAAGGGCGCCCCACTTCGGCTGCTCCAGTTCCTCGGGCTTAGCCTCGAAGTCAGGCACGCCCTTGATACCCTTCGCCCGCAGAGCGTCGCGGATGGCCGCATAGTTGGCCCGACCGGTGTTCTGGATAGGACCACGGCCGCGATAGCGGTAGCCATCGCCACTCGCCTCCGAGCCATTGCCCAGCCGGTTGGCATACGCGTTGTTGCCGATCGCAACCGGTCTCCGCTCCAGCGCGCGCGCCAGGTCGTTCGGCTTCCTCGGCTTGGCCTTGGGGTCAACGGCGTAGCGGCTGGGCCATGTGTCGGCCATGCCCTGCGCACCGTAGTTCAGGTTCTCCACGGTCCTGGTCAGGCTTGCCGACTCGTGGCCAACCTGCGCCAGGAACGCTGCCACCCGCTTCGGGGTGCTGATGCCGTACGCAGTGCAGGCGTCGGTCAGGGGCTGGGCCCACTGGGCGGCGACGGCGGCACTGCAGCCGACCGCCTGCTGGATTGTCGAGGCGGTCAGGATCATGGCGGGTCCGAAAATGAAAACCCCGGCTGGGTGGCCGGGGTCGGGTCGTGCGCGATGCTAGTGAATTTACCCCTAGATGTGCGGGAGCATCAATCCCGCAGCGTCGCGATCGTCCATGCAGTCCTCGCGGCAGTTACCGCGGAAGGTAACGCAATCGACGATGACCCGATGGCGGATGCCGCGCCCATCCATTCCAGAAACCTTGTCCATACCTTTTCGTCTGCCTCCAAGAACTCAGGGATTGAAATGCCGCCGTACACTTCGAGGCAGTCCAAGTAAAATCCGACGCTATCCTGTTCGGCTGGAAGGTGAAAGCCAGCCTTCTCTGCCATTTGGAGGGCCAGTGGCTGAGCTTTGCTCAGGGCGTAAGGAGCCAACATCCTTGCCTTGATGACTACGCCATGCTGCCGCTCAATATCCAGTATCCGACTGCTGAGCTGCCACATTTCAGACTGGTCCGTTCGCAGCTGTGGGACCTTTGCGTGCAGAACAGTCCACCTCGCCGTGATTTCGTCCATCCGTCGGCGCGCCTCTTCCGGCTCCATTTGGCATTCCGGGTCAAAGGGAAGAAGCAACTGGCGAACTTCATACACGCCGGTTGCGAATCCCCGCAACCTCGTCATCATGTCCATACCGTCTTTCAAGACCAGCGATATGTCTGCCGCAGCGGCAAGCTCCAGATCCAATCGCTTTACCCGCTTGAATGCGAGCATCGAGGCCACCGCCACGACAGTGCCGGCGGCCGCCAAGGCCGCCTCTGGTTTCGACGCGACGATCTCGCCCAGCTCATACATTTTGAGCGGCGCCACACCGAAGATTCGTTCGGAATAGCAGTACAGCGCATAGACCATGGCTAACGTTACTGTAGGTCGCCGGAGAAATGCCCATACAGCACCAACAACAAGGACTGCCGCCCAGACCCTTCTACGCTTCTTGCTATCCATGGTTACGCCGCCGTTGATTCTCCTTTCCCAAGCGCGATCATAAGCGCCCAGGCGGCCTCCTGCTCCGCCTCGGTCATCTTCTGCAGCAGCCACTCATAGACCCCGCGCCACTTCGCCCGGTAGGTCGACTGGTCCCGTCCGATAGCGGCAGCCCGACGCCGGTCGCTGACCGGGCCCAACCCCGACCCGCCGCACAGTTTGCACGGCACCAGCAGCTCCCCAACCATAGCCTGGCCCCTGCCCTCGCAGGCCGCGCAGTGCGGCCGCTTGGCGATCTCGCTGATCACTGCCGCCGCCAGGGTCGGCAGCGACTCCAGGGTGCTGATCGGCCAGCACTGAGCCTTGATCCGGCCCAGCCGCTGCTGGGCTGCGTCACGGTTCGCCCGCTGCTCCGCCGTCGCCGCGCCGCCCCAGCCGATGCACACCTCGGCCAAGCCGAGATCCGTCCGGGCCTCAGCCAGCCGGCGCTGCTGGCGCTGCAGCTCCGGCGTGACCAGCGCGATCACCGCGTCCCGTAGCTTGTGTCGGCGCAGTGCCGCACCGTCCGGCCACCAGCAGGCCTCCAGCAGCTCCCGGCCCAACCCAGCCGGCACCATGCCCAGCGCCGCGGCAATGTCCTGGTTCGTCAGGTCGGGCTTCCCGCCTCCCCGGCCGATGTCGAACTTCACCGTGCTCGGCCCCAGCCGCGCCATAGTCTCTCGTGGATTCATGCCCGATCCCCTGTCGTTGAGTGGCCGGCCGACGGCGGCCCGCCCGTAATCCGCACCACCACCTGGCCGCCCGGCCGGCGCTCGCTGCTCACAACCGGGTGGCTGATGAACCGCTTGTCGTCGATGCCCAGCACCTGGGCGATGCCGTCCCGGTACGCCTTGAACCGCCCCAGCATGTTGTCGTCGTCCGGCAGCGCCTTCCCCGGCGCCTGGTGGAAGCTCACCCACAGGTGCAGTTTCCCCGCCGGCAGCTGCAGCGCGCGCCAACCCGCCTCGTGCGCCAGCACCACCGCAGTCTGCCGGGCGATCTTCGTGGCCGCGGCCTTTACCCGGTAGTGCACACGGGCGTTTGGAGAGAGGTCCTTGCTCGGCCAGGGCAGAACAAGCTCCAGCGCGCGGTCAGCCTGCATGGGCGGCCTCGTGCTGCTCGACCGCATCGCGAAAGGCCGCGCGCCAACGGAATGCCGTTGCCCGGCTGACGCCGAAGTCAGCCCGCAGCTGCGCAACCGATGGGAGACGGTCGCCGTACATGCGGACAATCCGCAGCGCGGTCGTCAACGTCAGGTTCTGCCGGCCCCAGTTCGGCCACCCGGGCTCGCGGCTGCGGTGGTGATCGGCGGGTTGCTGGCTCATGGTTTCACCTCGGCCCATGCGGCCATGGATGATGCGTTTGACCGCGGGTCGATCACGGGGCGCATCAGCCGCTCGTGCAGCATCGAATGGAAATCGCTGGCCCCGACCCTGACCTTGATCCGGGACATGGCCGACAGGAGCATCTGCACCTCGCCGTCGTTAAACCTCGGGGTGAAGCACCAGGGGTCCTCATTGCGCCAGTAGCCTTGCCCCGGCTCATGGCCCTTGGTCCGGAACACGCGCCGGCCGGACACCTCCAGCAGCCCCCAGCGATCCGGCATCTCCTCGGGTCGCAGCAGCCCCTTGGGCGCCAGGAAGTAGCGGTACATCCCCAACCCGCGCGACGGATCCGCGCGGAACGGCTTCTTTCGGTCCGCCACGAAGTCGGATCGGCTCGCCTTGCATTCGACCAGCATCGTGCGGCCCGTGTACCAGCCGATAGCGTCCGGGTCCTCGCAGTTGCCTGTGGCGGCGCACAGCTCCTCCAACACCACCGAGCAACCGGCGGTGTTCCGCAGCCAACGGCCGGCGATCTTCACCAGGTCGGCATGGGTGAGGACCTGCCCGTCCATCACGGCACCTCCGGGCGAGCGCCGAGCCATTGCAAATCAGCGATTGCGGCTCGCCAGTTGCTGCGGCTGTAGTGACCTTCTACGAACCCCGGGGCTTCGCCCATGTCGGGCAGCTCCGCCGGCACCAGCACGTAGCCCTCCGGCGGCGTGAGGGCGGCATGGTAGGCAAGGACCGCACGAACTGCCCTGACCTCGACTGGCAAAAGCTCCCCCGGCTCACAGCCGAAAGCCTGAGCCAGCAGCTCCCGCGCCCGCTTCTCGATGGCGTCCATCAACTGCGCTCCTTCTGGCTACACGACCTGACAACAAGCACACCGATCAGGCCAACCGCGGCGTTCGCCCACCACGGTCCATTCCCGCAGGCTCCGATCAGGATCAGCGCCCATCCCGCCACAAAAGGCTTGGTTGCCATCAGGCCACCTCCGGGCCGGCCGGCTCGGCCGCATAGTGCGTGATCGCCGGGTTGCCACCGCGCCAGCTGCCGAACACCGCCCGCTTACTCGCCGAGTCCCACAGCATCAGCCGCGTGCCGTCCTGCGGAGCATCAGCGATGGGCTTCCAGTCGGCCCCCGACGCGGCACGACGGTTCCAGTGCTCGATGTTCTCCTGCAGCGTGCTGCTGACACCTCCCGCGCCAGCGCCGCAGTTGTCGCACGCGGGGCCTGAGCTGTCGGTACTGGCCCAGCCTTCGGGATCAATGTCGTGGCAGCCGCAGAACGGGCACGGCTTCAGGTCGATGGCGGTCACGCTGCACGCTCCCAGCTGGCCGTCAGGCGCTGCACCTGCCCGCCGCGCGCCTCGAACTGCTCCACCGTCTCGGCCGGGCCATCGGCGAGCAAACGCACCTTGGCTCGCTTGGGCCGGGACACCGTGTTGTGGTCCATCCGCCGCTCGCGAGGCGCACCCTGGGGGTTGATCTTCGGCGCCATGGCCTTCGTCTTCTTCATGCTGCCGCCCTCAGTTCGTTGATGTAGGTCTGGTTTGCAATCAGCTCGTCGTCGGAGCCGTACGTCTCGTGGAAGGTCCGCGAGCCATCCAGCAGGCTCGGGCCGTAGATCTGGCGCATCGTCGCGAAGGTGTTCCCCTCCAGCGGATGCCGCATGTGGTGCCACTTGCAGAGGGCGTAGCCGAACATGTGACCGCGCCGCACGTTCCCGCTCTTGGAGTGGTTGTAGTCGCAGCCGTAGACCACCAGCTCCGGCTCCAGCAGCTCCTGCATTTGCAGCGCCAGGCAGGCCATGCACGGGCCCGTCTTGGCCAGCTCGATCCGGGCGACTTCCTCCCTGGTCGGCGGCGGTGCCTTCGACCACATCAGCGCGCGGCCTCAACCGCCGACCGATGGGGGCACACCCGGCGGTAGTAGCCGATGCCAGCATGTGGGCCCTCCCACTCTTCCGGCATATCGAAGCTCATCCGCATCTTCTTGGCGCAGGGGTTGTAGGACCGCGGTGCATCCCCCGTGTTGGTCCAGAACCTGAAGTGCTTGCAGTCCTCGCAGCTGGGCACGCCCTCCAGGTCCTTGGTCTTCTGAGTCCGTCGGCGCACAAGCTCCTCAAGAAGCTCATCGGTCGTGAACTGCTGCAGGAGCGCTTTCCCTTTCATCAACGCGCGCCCTGGTCGGCCAGCCACCAGCCGTGCTGCCAGGCTTCCGCCTTCTCGCTCAGCGGCCCCGCCCTGCGGTTGGCGCCGTCTTCGGTCTCGCATTCGGTCCAGACCAGGTGCGGGTTGTCGCTCAGGCGCAGGCCGTTGAGCCGCGCCGAGTAGCCGGCGTTGATCTCCTTGGCGAACCTGCTGCGCGTGCTGTAGTTGGTGAAGTCCATCAGCGTCTGTTCCTCGTCGTGCTGCGCCGTGCGGCGCTCAGTTCCTGGTCCCGCTTGTCCCATCCGGCCTGCCAGCGGCGTCGCCGCGTCACACCTTCCTGCCCCATCTCGTACCGCGGTGCCGATTCCCGGCTGCGGCAGGCATCCCGCGCCCAGCGCCCGGCCTGCTCGGCCTGGGCAAGCTCCGCTTCAGTCACCATCGAAGTTCAGCTCGGCCGCTGCCCGCTCCATCGCAGCGCGCGCCGACTCCCGGTCACGCACCGGCCGGACGCCGTGCTTTTCCTGCTCTATCGCCAGCACCGGCTGCGGCAGCGGCTTGCCGTCGACCACGTGCTGGACAGCGCGCGTGTAGGCTTCTTCCAGCATCCGGCGCTGCTGTGATCCGTGGTCGGCCGAGGCATAGACGTGCAGGTCCAACAGCGACCGCACCAGCACCGTGAAGCCGCTCTGCGGCCGGCCCGGCGCCATCTCTCGCTCCACCGCCGCCATGACCGGAATGTCCAGGCACATCGTCAGGAACCGCGGCGGGTTCGGCGGCCATTCGCGGCCCTCGGTCAGGCAGCAGGCCATGCCGCGAGCGTGCTGGGCCCGGCTGCGGCCCTTCAGCACCTGGAACCACGTGCCGGCGGCGATGGTCAGGCTGCCGTCCTTCTTGAACGGCGCCGCGCCGTTCTCGCGCTCCCACTTGCCCGGGAACATGGCCGTCATCTGCTTCCAGAACTCCCAGAGGTAGGCCGACTGCGACTCGCTCAGCGGCTCAGCCGACGACGGCAAACTCGGCGTCGACGACATCGCCTGGCTCGAACCCAGCGCCGCCACCGTGGCCACCGCCTCGGCGTTGGGCGTAGAACTGCTGTTCGAGCTGCTCGGTGCGGTCGGCAGAACCGTGTTGAGGGCTTGCATGGGTTGCTCCTGCGGATGGCTGGGCGACAGGGATCACGGGCAGCGACAGGCCGGCGGCCATGGTCTGCTTCAGGGATTCGTTGGGGTCGTGACCGGCGGTGATCAGGTCCAGCAACTGCTGGCGCACCTGCAGCCAGCCCTGGACCGACAGCGGGCGGCGGATCGCGGCGCGGTGGCGGACGAACCGGGCCAGCTGCTCGCGGTCGACGCCGGTCGGCGTGCTGCCGAACACGGCCAGCTCGCGGTCGACCTGCTCGGTGGTCAGCGCCAGCGGATCCGCCTCGCGCTCACACTCGCGGTGTGAGGGTTGCTCTTGGTTGCTTTTGGTTGCTCTTGGTTCGGGTGCAATAGCTGTTGCACCCTTTTCGACGCTGTTTTGCACCCTTTCGTGCGTCGTTTTGCACCCTTCGGAGGCCTGTTTTGCACCCTTTGCAAAGGGTGCAATTTCTGCACCCTTCATCCATTCAGGGTTGATCCGGTACTGGCGGGTACGACCGCCTTCGCCGAACCCGCTGCGACGGCCACCGATGCCGGCGTTGACCAGCACCAGCCAGCCGGACTGCTCCATGCGGCGCAGCTGGTACTGCACCGAGCGCTCCGACTGCCGGGTCTTCTCGGCCAGCCGCGCGATCGACGGGAAGATGTGCGTGCCATCGTCGTGCGCGTGGTCGGCCAGCGCCAGCGCCAGCAGCATCTCGCCGCCGCCGTTCGGGTAGCGGTCGAAGACCATGCCTGTAACTCGTGCGCTCACGTCAGATCCCCAGCGCCAGGTTCTGCCCCGGGGCGACCGGCCACCAGGTGCATGCGGTGCGGCCGCTGACCGCGCACGGCTTGTTGGGGCCGCGCCAAACGCGGCCGGCCTTGATCAGCTCAGGCAGACGGCGGGCCAGCATGTATCGGTCCAAGCCGGTGGCCTGGGCCAGCTCGTTGCTGGTCATGCCCGGATAGTCGGTAACCGCCTTGGCGCTCTGGTCGTGCTGGTGCGCCTGCAGGCCGCTGGCGACCACGTAGTGCGCTGCGTCGTGGCTGGTGCTCAGGTCGCTGGAACGTGCCGGATGGTTCATTGCGCATCCCTCGCAGCAGCGTTCGCCGCATGCCGAGCAAGCTCGGCAAAGATCTCCTGCAAGCGCGAGCAGTGCTGCGCGATGGTGCTGGACTCGTTCGGCGTGATCCGCTGATCAGCCATCGCTTCGGCGATGGCCTCGGCCAGGTCGCCCTTGGCGCCGGCGGCAGCAAGCAGCGCGCCGATCAGGCTGCCGCTGGTCCTGCCTTCCATCTTGCTCAGCGTGTAGCCGTGCTCGCCGGCCAAGGCGTGCAGGATTCGGTAGTCGCCGGTCACGCCCATCACCTCGCTGGCTTCGACCAGCGTCAGGTGGTGCGTGGAGTTGTTCGGATTGACCTTGTTCCGGAGCACCGCCGCTGACATGGCAATGCGCGGTGCCAGAGACTCGCTACCGCCTGGATAGGCATGCACGGTCTTGTGGGCTGCGTCGATGATGTTCATTCGGGGCTCTCGTGAACGTGGTTTCAGGCATTCGTGCGGCGCAACATGTGCGCCATGGACATCAACTACTCATGGATGGCAGGCGCCTACGGCGCCCGGAGCGCGTTCCCCCCGCTGCCGGAAATCAGCCGCATTGCCAACACCTCCCATTGCTGGAAGGCCCGCAGCCGGCGATGGATCGCCAGTCGTCGCTTCAGCGCGCGCATGTCAGGCAACCTCCAGGGGGGCGTAACGGTTCTCATCGGGGTCGTGCGGCGCGGGCTGCGCCTGCGGTTGTTCCTGCACGCCCAGCAGGCGCTGGATCTGCGGCAGCGCAGGCAAGGCGCCCTCTTCCGCCCAGGACTCGACCTGCTCGGTCGGCAGCTGCAGCACCTTCGCCAGCTGCCTGTCCGTCGACAGGCCAAGCCGGGCGCGCAGCGCGCGCTTGCTCATGCGGCTGTCGACTTCGCTGCGGATTTGCTCCGCGACTGTCGGTGGCACTACGGCGGCAGGCTCACTTCCGCTGCCAAGGCCGAACACGTCGGGCCGAAGCTCATGCCGGGAGACACCGGTGGCTTGCTCTATAGCAATGCAGCGCTCTGCCGGGACTCTTTTCCGCTCGTACCATCCGGAGACTGAGGGAGCCTTGATGCCCAAAAGGTTGGCCAAGGCGAGCTGGCTGCCAGCCGCAGATACCGCTTTATCGAGAGCGCTCATGTCCATGAGCGTCAAATTAGCCTAAAGCTATCCGAAGCGCAATAGCCTTTGGCTAGTTGGAGAAATTAGCCTTCGGCTTTCCAATAGACCTATGCGACCAGTTGATGAAATTCGCAGGGACAACCTGCGCACGCTTATTGCCCGCCATGGCGGCCAACGCCAGTTCGCTGAGGCTGCAAACGTCAAGAATCCTGCCCAGATCAGCCAGTGGGTGAACGGATCGAAGAACTCCAAGACCGGGAAGCCCAGAGTGATGTCGGGCGCTACCGCTCGCGCGATCGAGGCGGCCCTGCGCCTGCCAAATGGCTGGATCGACACCGATCATGAAGTAAGTGCCGATCCCTCAATTGCCGTCCCAACTACTGAGACTCCTCCCGGCTACGTTCGCTTCGAACTGTTCGAAGGGGGTGCTGGGATGGGCATTGGGCTTGTAAATCAGGACTACCCAGAAGTAGTGCAGACCATCGAAGTGGCTGAGTGGGAGGTTCGGCGGAAGCTGGGATACCTACCCCGGCCGGGGCGCATCCAGATCATTACTGGCCGCGGCCCGTCGATGCGGCCCAAGCTCGAAGATGGCGACATTGTCTGGATCGACACCAGCTGCGACTACTTCGACGGCGATGACTACTATTTGATCAACATCGGTGGAGAAACGCAGATAAAGATGCTGCAGAAACGCGGCGACGGCCTCTACGTGGTAAGCATCAACCCTGACTTCCCCGCGTACAGGCTTGACCCTGGCGACCTGTCCGTGCTGGGCAAGGCCCTCATCCATGCCGGCCTGCGCAAGTTCTAGCTTGCAGGGATATACCTACGCCTAGGCGGGCTGTAGCGGATGAAGGATCCCCGATGCCGGGGATCCTTTGGCCGATGCCGCCAGATCAGCAAAGCGTGGCCTGGTTCCTTACTGCGATGACTGCACTGCAGCTTTGATCGCTTCGTTGAACCTGACCCCTGCGTCGAACACGTTGGGCTGACAGCCGAACATGTTGTTGCAGCCGCCACTGAAGACAATTCGATACTTGCCAGCGCCTTGCGGTTCTTTGAGGACACGCATTGCAAGTGTGGGATCGTACTGCCCACTGCCATAAGTTTCGATGAGAACGTTGGTGGCAGTCTGAATCTTAAGGCGGCTGTTCTGAGCTACCCACACTTGAGCCGCTTCCCAGGCTGCGTCGCACTGCGCCTGCCCCTCGCAGGACTGGATCCCGCTCTGGAACTCCTGCTTTAGAGCAGCCGAACTCTGGCCGGTGGTCGCGCATCCAACGAGCGTTGCGGCCAGCAGTGCCGCAGCAATGTTCCTCTTCATCCCTGTCCCCTGGTTGTGTAAGTGGTTAGGCCAGACGCGCACGTGCGCGTGAAGGTCGATTCTGGCAAGCCCCGACGGTATCCGCCAGCGGGTTCACGCGAACTTGATTATGAACAAAATACACATTGTTCATAATTCTCGAACGGAAATTAGCCTTACGCTATTGCTCAAAGAATAGCTTTCCGCTAATTTGGTCGCCAGTCGCCCATGAAGCCTCCCAGCAGAGGCAGGGCGCTGGAGACCAGCATGCGCACCGCAACCCGGCCCCTTTGGGCCAACCTCCGCCCCATCGCCGCCGCCTTCGCGGCCGCGTTCGGCGAGGCCTTCAGCAGCTGCGTGAGCAGCAGGAAGGCCTGAGCAATGGCCGCCTTCACCAGCACCAGCCGCGGCGCAGCCCGCGTCGAATCCCGGCCCCACGCCGGCACCGTTGTCGTCCAGGTCGGAGGCTCCGCACTGCTCAGCCTGACCTCGGCCGAGGCCCGCGAGCTAGCCGAACACCTTGCCGTCTGCGCCGACGCCATCGACGAAGGCGCGACCGAAGTCGCCACCATCGCCCGCTCCAAGCCGCTGGCGCTCCAGCAGGCGGTGGCCGCATGA